ACATGCGCTCCTGCGCCTCGGCCAGCGGGATGCCGGTGGCGCGGGTGAAGTATGCCGTAGCGTTCCAGCCGAACCGCACGGGGCGGTCCTTGCCGCCCATGCGGACGTAGATGACGGGCTTCGGGGTCGTCTCCATACAGGTCTATCCTTGTGTTTTAAGACGTGATGGCGGCCCTGGTGAGTTCGCCCGTCCCCTGAATCGTGATTGATAGCTTTACGGCGTCGTTGACTTCTCCCTCTACGCTCATGCTCGTCACGATCCCCATGCCGGTCCACTCGTAGACGCCCGCCGTGTCGTTCGCGCTTGTGATCGACACCTCAACGGCGACCTTGCCCGCCTTCGCGGCATAGAGCGCCTGCTGCCCCGAGTCCTCGTAGGAGTAGACGGCGTCGCTGTCAAAGCTCCATGACTGCATCGTGCCGAGGTGCTCGGCCCAGTCGGGGTTGTCGAACGTGTTGATCTCGGTGGTGTCGAGTTCGTCGCTGATCGAAAAGCCTTCCAGAAGGCCCACGGTGGTCGTGCCCACCTTTAAAACGTATGCTTGTCCTAGCTGCGGCATTATGGTGTCCGGTTATGATCTTATGAGAATTATTTGGTAGCGGTGTATCATTTGCGCGTACATCTCCCCGCCGACAAAATCCTCCAGGTGCGGGTTGATGACGGCGTGCTCGAATATGAATAGAAAGGGCTGATGGCCGGGGATGGACATCGGCTCGGCGTTCACCGCCGTTTCGACGTCTATCATCATGTCACTCACCTTGCTTGACCCACCCTCGCTTGACAGCGCGTAGGCTTCTAACTGCACGACGATCCGCACCGGGCGGATGGTGTCTGTGCCGCCCGATCCCAGGTACGCGGGACCAACAGCGTAATAAGGGAAGGCCGCAGGCGTGCCCTCGCGTAATAGCGTGTGGCCGGACGTCGCAGGGTGCGTGTTCAATCGGTGCCACACCGCAACGCGGACGGCCTGTAGCGGCGGGGCGATGATATGGGTGCCGGTGCTCATTCAGATAGCTCCGCTTTCATGTTGCGCACGAAGTCGCCCTTCATGATCTCGGACACCGGCCCCGCGTGCGGGCGGGCGGCCATGCGCTTCGTGCCGTACTCGAGCCAGTTTGAGCGATGGTCACGCGTCGCCACCTCGCCGCCCATGCCCCCGGCATCCACCTTCGGATACCATGAAGAGCGGTAATGCCCGAAGTCTACCGCAGGCGGGTCGCCGGGCTTCGATGCCGTGTGCGGCTTGCTCCTCTCTTTGCCCGGAAATATGCCGCCTGTCGCCCTGTTCGTGAGGTAAAAGTGCGTGTATGTTCTGCCCCGGCCAGGATGCGAGAGCATCTGCACCATGCTACGATGGCCGTTGATAGCCGTCAGGGCGACGGCCTTCGCCACCTGTCCGCGCTTGCGCAGTTCGGTAGCCTTGATGTCTTTGATGGCCTGCTCGGTGCCCTCGACCTTGATCGTAGTCCCTGCCATTATGCGCCCTCCCGTTGATCGGCGTGGAAGACAAGCCAGCGCTTCGAAGGGTCGAGCGCGGGCGGGTTGGACAGGTGCAAGGTTCTGTTGCCGCCATCGGCGAACCACTTTAGGCGGTCGGCGCCCTTGAGCGTAGACGATCCCGGCAGGGGCCACCGCATGACCACCTCGTACGTCGTGCCGCCGACGATCTGCCGCGCGTGTAGCTGTTCGCGCCCGCGCAAGGGACGCACGCGCGCCGCCACGGTCGGGCCATCCGTCCACGCCGTCGTCGCAGCCCCGCCGCCCAGTTCCGTGCGGACCAGCGATTGCAAGGCTACCCTTTCGGACAGGTCACCGGCTCGTATGGTGGTGATCGCGGTGGGCATCAGATCGTAAAGGCCCTGTAAGAGTGAAGCATGTCAAATTCACCGGCGGGCAACTTGAAAAGGCTCGTCCCAATCACGACGTCCGTCCTGTAATCGTAGTTGAGCGCCACGGCCCGCTTTATCGCCGTCCGTATCGCTTCGGGCACATCGGCCGCTGTGGCATATCCCGCCGTGAAGACGACGCGCAAAGACGATCCCGCGTCGAGGAATCGCGGCGAGGCGAACAGCACCGACCCGGTCGCCGTCTTCCAATAGTCATCGCCGTCCACGAGCACCGTATCGCCGGTGCGGTCGATGATCTCCACGCTCTCAATAGCGCTCACCCCGCGCCGCCACAGGCTGACCATGCCGGTATGCATCGCCGATGGCACAATCGCCGTGTACGTCCACTCGCGCTCCGATAGCGACAGCCAGGTATCGGACTCTATCGCCTCGCAGGCCGCGACAAGGAGCCGCGCAATGGCGTCGTCTTCCGCGTCGTGCGACACGCGCAGCCACGCCTTCATCTCTGACAGAGAGACGGGCGATTCGGGCGGGGTCGATGCGCGGACGTCGTAAATCACTTCTTCACCCTCTCGGCGTAGCTGACGTCCTCGAGGCGCGCCGCCGCTGTGTGGTTCGTCGTAAATGTGGTGCCGCGCTCAATGCGCGTAGTCTGCCCCGCCATCGATCCGGGGATGTTGACGAGCGCGCGAAGCTCCACCTCGCCGCCGGTGTCCGCCTTGGGCTTGTCCTCCGCGCCGGAATCCTGCATCGCCTCTTCGGCGGCTTCCTTGCCCTGGATCTTTTCGCCGCTCGGTAGCTCGTACCAGCCGCCGCCTACATGTTTTGGTTTCTTCGCCATGTCAGTAAGGGTTATCCCGAGTGCTTCAGCCTGTGTCTCAAAACCTTCCCACGCCTCTTCTGTCGTGATCTCTCGCGTCCCCTGTATAGACGCCACCTCTTCGAAGGACCACATGTTGTCCGCGCTCTTGATGTCGAGGCACGCGCGGCTGTCGCCGGTGGGTAGCAGTACCTGGCGCACCTTGCGCCCGGTGGCGAGCCTTTGGTCCATGCCGCCGTCAAGCCTTCGGTCGAGGCCATGCGGCCACAGTCGCCAGTCGATCATGCCGAGCGCCCGCCGCGAGATGATGCGCCCCGCGCCCATGCGCACAGGCCATGTCATCGCCGCCCGCCGCGTCTCTATGCAGTAGATCCGTAGGCCCGTGAGGAGCACGACGTCCGCGCCGCGCTCGATCTCCCGCAGCGCCTCGGCCACGTAGCCGCGCGACACGAGATCATCGGAGCCCACCACCATCACCGCGTCGGGGCCATGTCTGCGCAAGGCGTGAAGCCCTGCGAGCCACTTGTCCGACAGCGGGCTGTTCGGCGCGTAGACGTCCTGCCACGGATGACCGGCGGCGATGCCTGACGCGGGAGAGTTCGCAGCCACTAGCGCCGCGTCCCACCCGGCAGGCAACAGGCCCGGATCAGCGTAGTAGTCAAGGGCCACCCTGCTGATCGCGGGCCGCTGCCACAGGGCCGTGAGGATGCCGAGTTTCAAAGAGCGTGTTAGTTATCAGGTCGTGGCGCCGCCCGATGGGCCTATCGACCCGGTGACGAAGGCGTCAGGACGCTTCACCGCGAGGGCTAAGCGCTCTTCTGCCAGGATCGCGTACATGTTGCGCAGGAAGTAGTCGTTCGGCTGCCCGGTCTTCAGTTGGACGCCGTAGACGCCCTGGAACTGGCCGTCGAAAATCTGCGCGCCGATGCGGAACGCTCCCACTAGCGCCTCGCCTTGCGTCATCTGTGTCGTCTGCACTACGGGCAAGCCCCACATGCGCGAACCGGCCACGCCCTGCGGGTTGGCGAAGATGTACGCCCCCCCGGTCGTCTTCGTGGTCTCGATCAGGAACCAGTCCCATGGATTGAGCACGAAGCCATCCGGCGCGTAGTTCGCGACCTGCAACTGGGCGATCATGCCTCGCAGGTGATCCACATGCGTGGTCAGGTCCACCATGTCGCCGAAGTTCGCCGCGTCGTAGGCCGTCGCCTGCGGGATGATGCCCTCGATGTTCCAGCCTGATCCGCCGCCGTGCAACAGCGCGCGGTCTTCTTCGCGGAGGATGCCGTCGCGCAGTTCGGCGTCGATGACGCTGCGAAGCTGGCGCCAGTTGGAAAGCTGCTCTTCCGTTACCGGGATGTAGTGAGCGATCTTGTCCATCACTGCCGTAGCATCCTCGAACGTGAGGTTGCTTTGTGGCTTCGATGCCCCTTCCTCTACGCGGCTCGCGTTCGCGGCGCGCTCGATCAGCTTCGGGTACTTGATGACATCGCTATCACTCTGCCCTCCAGGGATGAGGGAGCGCAGCGCAAGAACCATGTTCTGCGGGCGAACCATCTCGTTGAGGACGGTGGGCGGCGTCAGTGACGGTGCCTCGCTGTAGTCCACCTCCTTAACGGCGGGGTGAGGCACGGTAACCGGGCGCGTGCTCTTGACGTTCGGCGCGGCCTTGTAGGCGTCGGACTCTACAAAGATGGAGCCTGCCGACTTGCGCGATGCGTCGCCGCCGCGCTGCCGCTCCTTCATCTTCGTCTCGATCTCGTCCATGCGGTCGGTGTAATCCTTCTGCATGGACGCCTTCGCCGCCTCGATACGCTCGGCGTTCTCGGCGCTCAGTTTGGCCACCTGATCCTTGAGTTCTGCCGCGCCCTGTCCGCTCGACTCGAGCGACTTGATACGAGGCTCCAGCTCGGTGAGGATCTTGTTCAGGTTGGACTTGATACCATCAAGGTGGGCCTTGACGGCTTCGGGAAGCTCTTGTTCTGCCATAGTTAGCGTGAGCCGTCAGGCCCTTTTCAGTTGTGAGAGGTATCTATTCAGGTCTGCGAGCGAGGCCGTAACGACCACCTCGTCCGCCGTTCGCTTGATTGCTTCGAGTTCGCGCTCCAATGCGCTGCGGTGCCACACCAGGGACTTCACGGGGAAGAGCGTGGTGCGGGGTTCTGCCGGGCGTGGGGTGATGCTCACCTCGACAATCGGCCACCGGGTGATCTTCCCGTCCGCATCCTTGCGCACGACGTGCGGGGCGCTTCCGGTGGACCACCCGAGTTTGCCACGCGCCGCAAGGTCTGCGATCTCGTGCTCGTAGTCTTCCCGCATCGGAAGGACAAGGGAGGTAAGCCACCCCTCGCCGGTCTTTGTCATCGTCGCGTCGGCGAGCACTGCATCGGCGAGACGCTGCGCCTTGGCCGACGTGTCGAGCGGGATTCCGTGGTGGAAGATGGAGTCTGTGCGGAAGGCGCCTTCCTTCGCCCATGTACCGTAGTAGGTATCCGACGTAAAATATTCGCCCGTCAGGTCGCGATTACGCGTGCCTGGTTCGTCGAACACGACGGAGATGCCGGACAGCGTTACCGTGCCGTCCGCGCCCTCCACCGCTTTGATCGCGCCGCCGTATGCAATGAGGTTTTCCACGAAGGAACGATACCCCGGCGCGCGTCAAGCCTTGCCCCCGTTTTTACCCCCGTTTCTAGTGCCGTCTTGTGTAACAGGGGTAGTTATTTTGCGTACCTTTGTTGCGAACGAAACCACATGAGCAAGATGGAAGAAGACCCCGACGTTCAGGCGCTCATTATCGACCTGTTCTGGTCTGAGTTTGACGATCAGTATGTTGCGCGCCTTCGTCACCGCCCCGGTATATCAGCAATCGGTGACAGTCGAGGGGCGGCCCTGGAAATGCTCGGCGAGGTGATCGCTGACTTTGAGGGTGACGGAGTTGATTTCGACAGGGCATGCGTGCCCGTCAGGTATATCTACCCGGAACCATGAGCCCGCTATCCATCGGCATCTCGGCCGAGATCACACCGGACGGCGTGGCGCTGTCAGCGCAGGGCGAGACGTTCGCCCGCGTGGCGTGGATCATCCCCGCGTACGAGGTGCTGCTGATCGCGGCCGTCTTCTACGCGTGGCAGTACAGAGCGTAACCTTCCCGGCAACCCTGCGTAGATGAGCGCATGACAAGCACCGAAGCCATACCGAAGCAACGCATAGCAGTAGCCGCAGGCGACACGCCCGCGTGGTTCGACCATGCCCTAGCGACGTTAGCCGCCGACATCTGCCGTGAGGCCACGCCCCAGCGGCGCGAAGGGCTACAGGCGCGCATGGACGAGATGATCCGCCAGCGCGGGCAGTTCCGGCAGGCGGCATGAACAAGATCACACCAGAGCAGTCGAGGCGGATTCGTGATCTGATCGGCGCGCTTCCTGATCCTATGCGGCACGACATTCGTGTGCGCGCTGCTCGTTCCATCGCCATCGGGCTAGATCCCGAGCGAATGATCGACATACTGGAACAGATCCACGACGCCATCAAGGGGCTTTACGAGCCTAGAGCGCAGGCATAACAAAAAGAGGCACCGGACCCTAAGATCCGATGCCTCACCTTGCCTCGCCACGCCGCGCCAGGCCCGTCCGCGCCCCGCCCCGCCTAGCCACGTTATTTCTTGCCTTCCTCCAGCTTACGCAGGCGGTCGGCTATTTCTTGCTGTTGCCGTCGCATTTCGTTTATAACACCCTCCTGTTTCTGGTGGCGCTTCTCCGACATCTTAACCGCCTGATACACCCCGGCCAGGATCATCAATTGCCCGTGCCGTAGCATGTCCAACCCTTTTTGCAGGTAGGTTTGCGCCTGATCCTTGCGCGTGAGCGCTACCGACAGGTGCTCCTCCGCGTGGATCACCCTGTATCCGACGCCGCGTATCACCGATAGATAGTGCTTGTTCTCCTGTAGCAACATCTTGTTCACCGCGTATATCGCACGGTGCGCCCGGTCCTTCTCGGGTCGCTCTACTAGTCCCTCTGACAGCGCATCTATGATCGTGTCGTATGTGAACACGTCGCCGGGCTCTGCGTCTCGTACGAGTTCATAAACCACCACGCGGTCGGAACGTCCGTCGTCTCGCGACGGCTGAAAAGAGTCTGTCATATCTTCGTAGCGTTGAATTGAAAGCGACCGTACCCGTTAACCCGGTTGTCTCCTAGCCCCTCAATAGTGCCCGCTAATTCTCCAACCTGAATAAGACTATCCCAGTCCATTGCCTCCTCTACGAACTCTGCCGTCAGATATAGCGCCCATGAATGGAATATCGGACGGGTCCGAGGTGTCTTGCTTGCCCCAATACCTACCGGTGTTCGGTAGTGAAACTCTTGGCGCTTGAATAGCTCGTCTATGTCTCGGGGCCCCTCGTAGATGATCGGTACATAAAGCTCCGCCGGATACAACGAACGAAGCACGTCTCGGCCCCACCGCTTTACCTTTGCCGCCTCATTAAGGCACTTCCGCACGTTGGCGGCAGGCATTACCGGGCCTTGAATGTTTTCATGGGGTGGTGCTATGTATAACCCTCCGTACCATTCAATACGTGCTATCTCCTTGCGGTCCTCCTCCGTCTTCTTGCGCTTCGCCGTGATTGCCGCGATCCCTTTCGAGAGTTCGTTGTCGGGGTCTGCGAGGTGTCCGTTGTGCAGGACTAGCGGCGTGATGCCGACGAGTTCCATCCGTATCCTTGCCATGTGCGTTCCGTTTTATGGGTGTGTCTATACACCGCCTATAATACGCGACACGGCGAGAATATACAAGAGACTTGCGCGAATAATCTCGCGGGTGTATATTGGTATCGCGAGGCTTGGCGGCGGCCAGGCGTGGCCAGGCGAGGCTTGGCACGGCGCGGCATGGCAAGGGATGCGGCCGGGGTAACACCCGGTCGCTAATTTTGAGATCAAGATTGTTAATCATATACAGGGCAGGGCTTGGCACGGCTAGGCGCGGCGGGGAGTGGCAAGGCTAGGCAAGGGACAGGGGCTCGGGAAACCGGGCCTTTGTCGTTTAGTCCTCCCACATGATGCGCTTCACCTGCCTCGCGCTGATGTTCTCCCGCGCGGCAAGCTCTTCCAGCGCCTGCACCTGTCCCCACTGATCGCGCAAGACCGGATAGTCGCGCTTGATCCTGTCGTTGCGCTCCGCGCGCCATGACTTGCGCGTGACGGGAATAAACGCGATAGCACACCGGCACTGGATACGCTGCGCAGCCGACAGCGACGGGTCGCCGGGATAGTCCGCAGGCTCTCCGCCCACGATAAACTGGCCATCCATAGCCACGGTCTCGCCGTGCATGTCCGCGTGGTCTTCGCGCGTGCGCCCGTCCGACGTCGCGTTCCACTCCTTTTCCATCTCGATCCCAAACTCCCGCGCGATGGCGTCGGCGCCCTGGTACGTGCCCCAGTTCGACGCGCTGACAACCTCCGTCCGTACGATCCTCTCGGCGCGCATACGCGAGATCGCGGGCCACTCTTCGCGTAGCTTGCGCGCTATCGACCGCGCATCGAGCCCCGCATCTACGCCCGCCTGCATCGCCTCGCGGACGAGCTTCTGCGTGTAGTCCGTCGTAGCATAGACGCTGACGTGGCCCTTCGTTTCGAGGAAGTGTATCACGAATTGCAGCCAGTCGGTGTCCCCGAAGTCTTTGGCCGGACGCAAAGCCTCGTACGTCGCCGATGCAAAGGGCGGGGCCACGGCGCCCCAGATCATAACCATCAGCTCGAAGGCATACATCGGATCGCCTGCGATGCGGAGCGCGGACGCTTCGCCCCGGTCCTCCAGCGCGGCGGCGATCTCCCGGCCTTGCAGTGCGAGGATCTGCCGCGCCTCGGGCATCAGGCGCCGCTCCAGGCGCTGGCGGTGGCGCTCAGTGCTATTCATCGATGTGGTAATACAGCGCCATCACGAACGAGAGCCCTGCGGCGGTGAGGAAGACGAGGCGCCACAGCGGCCCCCACTCCGCGAAGATCACGAGGAACAGGTTGGCGGCGACGAAGAAGGTGAACAGCGTTCTCATGCCGGTGTCCTGTTAGCGGCGAACCTCAGCCTGATCTCTTCGCGCAGGTCGTACATCTTAGCCGTCTGCCCCTCGCCTGCGTCGCCGTCCGCGTCGCCGTCGCGCACCACGCGGTCGCCCATGTCCTGCTCTGCCGCGCGGCGGACGCCGTCGTATTCTTTCCCGGGTAGCTTCTCCCAGTTGTTCGCCTCGCGAGCTTCGTTGACGGTCATCCAGGGACCGCCCACGGCCTGCGTGTAGCGGCTGAACAGCGCGTTCAGGTCGTCCGACAACGCTTCGATCTGATCGCGGTCGTAGCCGAGCTTGGCGCCCGCGTAGACGGGGGAGAGCCACGCGTTCACCTCTGCCAGCACGTAGTCCAGAAGCGGTAGCACCGTGAGCAGGTACGCCGCCCGCACTTCGCTGTCAATGCCCGCGTCGGTGAGGCTTGTCGCCTTCTCGTCGCCTAAGAGCGTGGACGACACGCCGATCACGGCGGCGATGTGCCTGTCATTCTTCTGCGATAGCTTGAGGAAGTCCGCGTCCCGCAGCGTCATCGACGCCTGCTGGTACTTGAACGCGCCCGACAGCACGAGCGACGTGCTACCACGCTGCCTTTCGGCCATCGTGCGGTCGGCCTGCTCCTGCGCGGCTGCGACCTGCTCAGGCGTGAGCGTCTTGCCGCCCTCGATCTCCGGCGTGAAGTAGCCTGCCACGCGCCCGCCGCCCGCCGATAGCGACTTGTTCCAGGCGTCTGCCGCCTCGGACATCTCGAGCGCACGGTTCGCGCCGAGAAGGATGGGCATGCCCCGCTCGGGGTCGCCGGGGTTGTAGATGCGGATGTGCAGCACCTCGTCCACGTCGTATAACACCCGCGTGCCATCATAGCGGTCGCGGAAGTAATACCCGGTGATCTCGCCGGTCCCGCGTTCGCGCTGGAATTCGTCGAAGTCACCCGGCGATAGCAGGTACAGCCCGCCCCCCGCCGCCGTGGGCTTGCCGGTGTTCGGCCCCGATCCCGGCGTCACGCGGCGCATAAAGACCTCGCCTGCGCAGTACAGGTGCGTCACGATCTGCTCGCAGAGCCCCGAGCGGGAGAGACGCTTGTTCGGCCGCTCAATCAGCCCCATCATCTCATGCCGGTCCACCATGTCGCCATCCGGCAGTTCCACCACGAACGGCACGCTCGACATGAGTTGCCCGACGAGGCGCAGGCCGCGCGCCGAGACGGGGTTCTCGAACGCGCGTCGCGAGAGCCTGTCGTACGACACCCCCGCAAAGTGCGCGATGACGCCCTGGTACCACTGGGCCAGGTGCATGTTGGTCGTCGTGTAGACGCTTTTCGCCGCCCACCACGCCGTCTTTATCGCGTCGAATATTTTCATGCCGTGGCCTCTCGTTTATAAGCGGTCATTTATTTCTTGCGGCCCTTGCCAGGGTGCGGCCTGGTCGGCGCGGGTTCCGGTTCCGGCGCGGGCGGATCAGGCTCAGGGGGCAGAGGGGCCGGTTCCGGCGCGGGATCAGGGTTCGGCACAGGCGCCGCCGTGTCCGGCTCTTCGGGCACCACCGCGCCCCCGGTGTCCTGCCCTGCCGCCTGCCACTGCCGGAACGACATCCCGCTACCGGACGACCACCGGAAGAACGACCCATCACTTTTTGCCGCGACGTAGGTGTTGTCCACGAATCGGATATTGCCTGCATCGTAGAACGTGTCGCCGGAGAAGGTATAGTCGAGTGCCGCGCCCACGCGGGGCGTCGAACGACCGTCAAGAACGACCGTGTTGCCCCCGACTTCTATGTTGCGAGAGAGCCACTCGTCCCCGTAGTGCCTGCGGTCCGGCGCGCCGCCTCGCTTCTGCTGTATTACCGTGATTGTGTTCCAGCAGCGGCGTAGCGTGTTGCCGTAGACCCGCACGTTTTCCGAGTTGGAGACGATGATGCCCGCCGAGTACATCCACTGGTGCTGCCCGCTGTGCCCGCAGTCCATGATGACGTTGTTTCGGATCACCGCGTCCTGGCTGATCTCATGCCAGATGCCGTTGGTCCCGACATGCTCGACAAGGTTCTCCTCTATGGTCGCGTGCATGTTGTCGATGTCCGTCCATAGTCCGGCCATCAGTTCGTGGTGAACCCAGTTGCGGCGTACGGTGAGGCCGGTGGTGTTGGCCCATTTCGAGGCACCGCCCGTCGATCCCCGCCGGATGCCCGCCGTGTTGCTCTGTCTGATCTCGTTGTATTCGTATACGAGAGCGCGCCCGTCTGCCCACAGGTTGTGCCGCGATCCGCCGCCGCCTACACCACACTGGCCGCTATCATAGACTCTGCATCCGCGAACGACGCCACCGTTGCCTGACACGCGCACTCCGTAAGCGTGATTATGCCGGAAGGTGCAGTTCTCGACCAGCCACCCGCGCGACACGCGCGACATGACGGGCGCCTCCTCGGGCCACCCTGCATATTTCTCGACCGTCAGGTTGTCAACCATCACGTCCCGCCGCTGCTCGCGGTCGGAGGCGTGGCCCCACAGGAAGGACGAGTGGCGGGCGATCTCGACTACCGCCTTGCCTG